GGCTATTAGCCGTTTACTGCCATTACGAAGCCTGAGTCAGCACGTAATGCTTTAGTGCCGTACAGACGGTCAGCAGTGTACAGAGTACCGAGGAACTCTTGCTTGTACTGAGTCTGTGAACGTACACCAACTTGCTCAGCTAGAACCATAGAGTCCTTATGAGCCAAGATTGCACCACGAATGTCACCACCTGCAGAGTTGTCTGCAGCAGCTTCGATTACAGGTACGTTAGATGAAACGTAAACGTCTACACCGTACAAGTTACCGATCTTACCGTTCTGTACTGGCTGACCAGATACGAAGTCAGAAGATACGTAACGGTCGATACCCATGATTGCATTGCGCAATACTGGTGGAATAACCAAGAAACGGTTGTCCATAGGTACGTCGTTATCGTCCAACTTCTGGATCATGTCACGCAAGAAGCCATCTGAGAACACGTCAGCAGCAGCTACGGTGTCTGCAGCGTATGCAGTAGTGGTAGTACCACCGTCGTTGTAGAATGCTGAGAATGCGCCAGTAGCAGTAGTGAACAAAGCGTCATCAACGTTCTTAGCCAATGCGTAACCTGCGTCACCAGTGTAGAACTGACGAAGAGATGCAAGAGCTTGTACGTCGGTGATGTCTTCGATCAAACGTGAGTACTCGAAGTGCTGATCGATTGATACAGTGATTTCGGTATCTACGTTGTTCTGCAAAGTAACAGCTTGGTTTTCAACCTTCTGTGATGCAGTACCACGAACAGGAACTGGAATGTGAATGGTATCACCTTTCTTGCCCTGCATAGACATTTTCTTGACTAGGTTAGCCAATACGAGGTTCTTTTCGTATGCCGCAATGACCTCATCACTCCAGATTTCTGGAATAAAGACTGCTGCTGAAGTATTGTCGACTACGCCGCCAGTAGCGGGATAAGTAGAAGTTGCCATGTTTAATTTCTCCTAAAGAAGTTTATTTAACACGACCTTCACGATATGCTGTCATAATCTCATCAGACAAAGCTTGGTATCGATCTGGGTCGGTTTTCATCAGTTTAATAATGTCAGACCGACGATAGATCTTCTTAGAAGTCTCCCCAGTGCCTCGAACGTTACCCGTAGAAGCTTCCTTTACAGCTTGCTTACGTGATTGTTTCTCAGCTTCAGCAGATGCTTTAGCAGTGCCTTTGCGATCATTCCAAGTACTTAACAATTCATCAGCAGCATCATAGTCAAACTGTTGATCTGCCATCATGTAAAGTTGTGTACGAATCTTAGAAGATTTAATCCATTCTTGAAAGTTAGTATCTTGTACTGTTTGCATCAAGTCTGGATATTTCTGTTGCAAACGTCCAAAAGTATCTTGTTGACGATACTGCTTAGACATTGCCTCAGCTTCTTTGATCTTAGGATGATTCTCAATAGCCTTACTTACTGCTGTTTGAGGGTCATCAAAGAAATCAATTTCTTCGGTCTCAGGTGCTTCATTAGAGAGTTGTGTCTGAATATAACTATCCACGACTCGACGCAATTCGCCTACTTCTGAAGACTGTCGCCCCAATAACTTCTCAGCTTCCTGATGCATTCTTACGATTTCTGCAACAGATTTGCCTTGATATTTATCAGGGATAGCTTCTTCGGTTTCCTCTTGGGCTGCCTCTACAGGAGCTTCTTGAACTTCCTCTACAGGTTCCAATGAGTCAAATTGTGTGTCGTCGTCCTGACGCTCTTCTGTATCAATGATGGTCGCTGCCATTACTAAACCTCCGTACCTCTGGTATTATGGAGTTAAAATTACATGGAGTTAGCCTTCTGTGGCTTTCCGTTCTTTCGCTATCGCCTTCTCTCTTTGTTTAGCCCAACGTTTGACCGTGTTAGGGTTTCGTGGGTTACGAAAGTCGTCAAAGAAGTTAGGAGGAGATAGTACTTTTCTTGAGACTCCGCCACAGTTACCGCACCCAGTTTCTGTGGTAGAGGAGTCCAAGAATCGTTCTTCTACGTGACCGCAGTGGTCACATTTAAAATCATTCAGATGTTTCATTATAAGCTGCGTCAAGTTTAGCTTCAAAATTGATTAGGTCATCTAGGACTGCAAGTTTGCCTCTAGCAAAGTAGAGTTCTTTCTCGTCTTTAAGATAACGACAATTAGCTAATACGTCAGCGTCGTTCTCAAGGTAAC